TGTTTTAATCGGCATTCATCATGTCCGCAAGTTCTTGTTTCCATAGTTCATTGAACTCACAATGTCTATAGTTTTCAAACCACGGTCCTCCTTCGGTGTAGTGTATTAGTTTTGGTGTTTCAATATCATCATACACGCCTACTAGGTAATTCCACGTATGATCTAGTTCACCAATCTCTTCATCTTTTAACCAACTAAATCTATGCAAGTATGCACCATTAATCTCAGGTTCATTAACCAAGTCCATTGTTAATGCTTTGTTACTAGGATGAGCACAGTTAAACAACATAACGCTTGACCAGTTCTTGCGTGGATATATAGTTTGCTTTTGTCCATCCATTTTTGTACCTTCATTAACTTTGTAGTCATGATGTACACACATAACAGCGTACTTGTCATCTGCTTGGTCAAATAGCTCTTTAATATCTGTAGTTAAGATCATGTCACAATCCATAAACAATGCCCAACCTTCAAAGTTAGTAAGTTCAGGAATAAGAAAACGTGTAAATGTAAATTCTGTGCTTGCAAGTTTATCTACAGGGCGAGTATACCATCCTGCATCTCTTAGTTCTTGTTGTTTTAATGGACGCACATCTGCGTCAGGTTGTTTACTAATAATACTATGCTTACACACTTGATAAGCAATATCTTCTCTTGTATCGTATCCTACAAATACTTTCATTAGTCTCTTCTTTCTATATCTTCTTCATAACAATCGCCCCATTGTATTTCAAGAATGTGTGCGTTTTCTCCGTTTGGATTAGACGCCTTGTGCCAAACTTCTTTACCAATTTCATAAGGCAATGTATGTGGTTTTAGATGAACAGAGTCTTGTCTACCTTCCCATTCAGTGTCCATTTTAACTACACCTTCGAGAACAATCCACTGTTCTGAACGCTTAAAGTGTTTCTGATCACTTAATGCTTTGCCAGGATATATTACAAGTTCTTTAACTTTATATCCTTTTTCAGGCTTGTGATCTAACACACGCCAGTAACCCCAATCGCGTTCTGTCTTTTGTGTTTTCCATTCATCTAGTATCCAACTACTAGAGTTCATTTTGTTTTCGCCGCCTACACCAAATTCAAATTTAACTTTAGGCATGTCACCGTAAGTTTCAAATTCTGGTGTAGTTGTGTTTGTTCTATCACCACCGTTAGCAAAAACTATTTTGATATCACCGTGTGTTGCCATAGTCTTATAAATGGCACCACAAGCAGTGTCGTCACTGTCGTCAAAACTAATAACTTTGTCTACAACAGACAATTCTTCAATAATAGATGCACGATCTTTAAATTTCATAAACGGTCTACCTTTTTTACGAGTAAGCCATTCGTCTGAGTTTAGTCCTACATGAAGTTCGTCGCCTAACTGTTTAGCGGCTTTAAAGTATTCTATGTGTCCTGGGTGCAGAGGATCAAATCCTCCAGTGACAATTACTACGGTTTTCATGTAGATATTTATATACCTATATTATTATACTTTTAAGGTTTGAAACATTCTATATGCAAATGTTTATGCACTGGCTTCTTGAGGCTTTTTATACGTTCAAATCCTTTAGATAATAACAACTTTTCAAGAATAGCAAAGTCGTACCCACTCTTATGTACGTCCCATAACTCTGTATCACCTTCTCTTTGCCATCCCCAAAACCCTGCTAGTGCATGATTTAATTCTTCAGTGGTTCTTCTGTTATTCCATTGCTGTATATGAAATGTCATATTAGGCAACATCATTTCCATTTTGCCGCCTCTTTTTAAAATAGTATACCATTTTTCTAAAACTTTTTCTCCTTGAATAAAAGTTAAGTGTTCAAAAAAATGTCTAGAAAAAATACAATTTACCATATTAGGATTAACATGCTTGTCTATGTCCCATGCTGGACAAACAAAATCTACTCCAGGTAAATCTCTAATATCACAAGTTTTAAATCCTTCTTTTGTAGGTTTTTCTCCACAACCGAATTCTATATTCACTTCAATGCCTTTCGTAAATGATTCCACATAAGTCCTTGTGAAACTTCTTCTTCAGTCCATTGTCCGTATGATAAATCATATAACCATTGCTGTCTATCGAATGTTTTTGGATTGTCGATATCTTTTAAATCTTTATTTGAACATTCCCATGCCATACTACTTGGATCTTGACTAAATGTAGGAATACCTTCACATACGCTCTCAGTTAATGCGTTTGAGTTAAATCCTACTACGCACCATGCGTCTTTAAAATCTATGTATAAACCGTCCTTAACATCTTTTCCGCTATTTGTACTAAAGAATACATTGTCTTCATCACCGTAGTTCTCCCAAAACTTAACTAAGTTTTTCTGTTTGTCTTGTCTTAGAGGGTGCATTCTAACCATGATAGGTTTATTAGTATACTGCTTTATTTCTTTTATCGTTTCGTCAACATAAGCATCATACGTTCCGTACTTTTCATACATTCTGTATAAACTGCTATCTCCAGGTCTTTGTAAAACCAATAAAACATATTTTCCGTTTTTTGTCCAAGGATTAATTTGTATATTTTGATCTTTTTGAATTTGAAGCCATCTATCTTTAGGAGAATTTTTATTGCAATAGTCTCCTTCGTCTGCATAATAACTGTACCAACTATATCTATGATACGCTTTAGGATTATGCGGAGCAATACATCCTTTTCTAAATATAGCACTTTCTGTAACAATCCAAGGCTTTCTCGATTGCTCTATGTACTCATACATATGTCCTAAAGGTTTTGTTTTTTTACTACCTTTTTGATTTGATTGTACTAAAACATCTGCACTATCAAGTGTTGCTTTATCAGAAAACGGAACAACTATCCAACTGGGATCTAGTGGATGATAACTCCAAAGCAACTCTTCAATAGCAACAACTTTAAAATCTTTCATTTATAAAAACTAATCCTCTATATTTTACAAACGCTTTTCTTTTTTTACCTAACGTAGAACTTTCTCTTAGTCCTTTTGTATATTCATCGTTATATTTAAATCCATATGATTTAAAAACATTTATCCAATATGATTCTTCTTGTTCGTTAACATGATGATAGCCGCCAAAGCCGGGAGGTGCAAATGTCATTATAATATTTCTACATTTTTGAAAAGTGTTCATATAGTTTGGAATATATTTTGCATATACATGTTCAACAAATTCTACACTCCATCCTAGATCGAATTTTTTATCTATGGGAGACCCTCCCTTGCTAAAATCATGTATTACAAACCTGTCTGGATTGTATCTCTTTAATGTAAAGTCACCGTCTACTCCGAGAGCATCTATACCTTTAGTTTCAGCAAGCTCAACCATGCCCCCGGGGCCGCACCCTATATCTAACATTGTTTTTGGTTTAAATGTTTGAATAGCCCAATCAAGGGCACCTTCGTCTAAGTTTGTTCTATTGCCGTGGCCGCCGAGGTGTTCAGGTAATTGTGTCATTTTAATCCTTTAATAGCTTTGTTATATTTATCTGCATACTTAATGATAAATACTAACATGAGCTACATTATACACAGAACAGATCAAAACAACGTAGGAGATTGGTGGAGTCGACCGTCTCATTACTATCCTATTAATGAGACACAGATAATCGATATCAGTAATGTACAACAATACAGAAATTTAGAAAATAAAACAGTGGTACTAGGTGGCGGCGGACTGCTTGGTAAATTACATTGGGACTTCAATTTAAAAAATCTTGTAGAAAACAACAGGGTAATACTTTGGGGTGCTGGTCTTAATTTTACTCCGTTAGGTAAAAAAGGAGGACAACCTCTTTCAAATTCTGGATTACCTGCTTATTTAGATAAGATGACTGCTGTTGGTCTTAGAGATTATGGTCTAGGATACGATTGGGTACCGTGTGCAAGTTGTATGCACGATGAGGTTTTTGGTGTGCAAGATATAGCACAAACTAAAGATGTTCTTGTAGTGCAACATAAAAAGATTAAAATGAAAAGTGAGTCTCTTAAAAAATACAGAAAATTAAGGATGGGGCAAGAAGTAGGAAACCTAAAATCAATACTTACTGAAATTAAACGTCACAGTACAATTATTACAAATTCATATCATGGTGCATACTGGGGAACTATTTTAAAGAAAAAAGTTATTGTTCAACCTTGGGGTACAAAATTTAATCATTTAAAATGGAAGGTGCCGTTTTTAAATGAAGATTTTTCTAACCTTGATTATTGTATGGATACTGCTACAGTATATCCGCATGCCTGGGAAGAAGCATTACACGCAAACCATCAATTTTGGCTGAAGCACAAACTACTCGTTGCCAGTGCCGGCTTGTAGTCCAAATCTCTCTAGTCTAAACCGTTTAGCATTTTTTCTAATTCTTCTATCTTTGCCGTCGCCTTTTGTATGCACAAAACATTGGTTAAGAACTGTTTTATCAAACGGATGTTTATTTGTTTGGATACCCTTGTTCATATCATTAAATATTTCTTTGTGTCCAAAGGACTCTCTAGCTCGATCAAAAACATAACTATCATGTGTTTGCAAAAGAGTACTTAATTTATTATTATAATAATACGATTCAAAATGCTTGATAAAATCTAACCCTAATTGGTGATCAAGGTTATATGTTACATAACCGCATTCGCTATGTGTACGTGGGCGACCTAGATAATTTACACAATAGTTTTCTGGAGCAATCGCTCTTAACTGATTGTGTGCAAGAGGTTGTATTGCTAACACATCTGCATCTAACCAAATTAATACACCTTTTGTGTCTCTTGCTTGTCTAAAAATTGGAAATGTTTTATGTGCAAATTTTATAGCATTCCATTTGTATGCAGGCGTTTGCTTAGTGCCATTATAATGGGGATCGTCTTTGTGGACTTCTATAAACGCAACCAGTTCGGGACATTCTTTATATAAGTTATGTACAATTACTCGTTTTGATAAATTAAAATCTGCAGGTTGCATGTCTTCTGAGTAGATATGTATTTTTACGTTTGTAGGAAAAAATTTATCCCATGATTGTAAGTTTAATCTAACTGCATGGTTTTCCCAATAATCTCTATTAATGCTAGTAACTACGGTGTACAGCATATTGCGTTCCTTTTTTTCTTTTTGGGCCCATTACTGCATTTTTCCGTGCATTACCAATATCTTGATATTTTACATATCCCAAATCTTCTAGCATTCTTAATGGTTCGTCTGGATCTTTATAACCATATCTCTCTTGATGCCCTTTACGTTCATACAAGATAACTGGATTATGTTCTTTAATAAGATTATATGCACCTTCAATTACTTGAGGTTCAAATCCTTCTACATCTATTTTAATAAAAGATATTTGCCCAGGAATATTAAGCGAATCAAGAGGTCGTACATTTATATTTCCAGGTTCATTTGGAGTAATATGTGTTCCGAACGTTTTTTTTCCTCGAGAAATCGAAACCTTTTCGACTACATTTCCGATGCCGCAATTAAATATTTTTACGTTTGTTAACTTTTTTCTAACAATAATATTTTCATGTAGGCAATCATAAATTTTTGGGTCGAGTTCAAAACTAAAAACAGAATTAAATTTTTGTGATAATCTATTAGACATAATGCCAATATGAGCACCAATATCAAGAGCAACATCAAATGTTTTTAAATATCTAAAAGCAATATCTAGTTCTTCTTTTTGATAATTTTCAATAATGCCATTACCTCGACGTTTTGCAGTTTTTAATGATATATCTCCTGCAACAGTTACCCAATTATCTGATTCAGTCCATTTAGAGTGTTGCATCTTCCATACCTGCTACACGTAGTTTAACAACATTAGTTATTTGCCATTGTTTTTGATCAAGTGCTTTAAGTACACCTAACCATTTGTTACGCATAAGAGCAAATTCGTTGATAATCTTTTCATAGTCAACAACGTCTGCCTCGCCGTCAACGTATTTTTCAACGTCACGGCTTGACAGAGCTCGTTGATAGTTTTCAAGATATTTTTTGAAAAATGAGCTACGCAATCTGCGTAGCTCAATATTTAGGTAATTAAGAATCGCTTCAATCTCTTGCAGTTGATTAAAACGCTGTTCAACAATGCCGGGCATGGCCGCCGCGGCACGTTCAACATTACCAGAAAGTTTACATTCTACTCGTGCATCTTCTAGTTCTGCATTAAAGAATGCAATAGCATCAGGGATTTTTGAGATATCTCGTGATACTGTGCTATACCAACCCATTAATCATCCCATTCATCATAGTCGTCTTCGTCATCTACATCAGAGTCTAAATAATATTCAATTGCTTGATCTAAATTATCATCAACATCTAAACATTGTTGAAATGTATGATCAGAAACACCATAGTCTGCTAATACATCAACAAACTTTTCTGCCACAATTTCAATATGTTTTTTATCAATTGAATCTTTAAACACCATCCATATATCTACAATCTGACTGCTATCCATGTACTTCCTCCGTTGTTGGCTCAGTTGCGGTATTTACCTCATCTTGTTCAACAACGGGCGTTTGTGATTCTTTTGCAAGATAGTCTAGCATAACTTTATCAAGCAGTTCGCCGTTCCAATTTTTACGATATTCAAGCAGTTCTTCACCATCTAGTGTAGTGTACTTCAAACGGTTGCCGCTTTTTTCAATAACGCCTTTTGCTTCAAACAATTCAAGCAAGCCGCTATATGGGTTCATACCTGTTTCGTATGGAATCTTAACTTGTACACCTTCAAACGGTTTAGCATAACGTGTTTTCATAACCTTACAAGCGGCACGAATACCACGTACTTCACTAATTTTGTTACCATCTTCATCTTCTTTTAGTTTCAACTTCTTCATTGCAACTACAATAGATGATGCATAGATAAAGCCTTGACCGCCTGAAATTTTATCATCCGGGTCAAACATATCTTGCGATGCGTAAGTGTGGTTAGTTGCTACTAAGCCAACATTATGTGAACCAAACATATTAACAGTATTACGTACAAGTGCAGTTAGTGCTTTAGGCTTACGACCCATATCGCCTTTCATATCACCCTTGTTAAACTGATCTACGTCTGTAGGTGTTAGCAACATACCTAGTGAGTCAACAACAAACAGTACCTTAGGACGGTCTTCTTCTGCCATTGCTTTATAGTCTGCCATAAACGTACTAATAGTCTTTGCTACATCATCAATCATTGACATGTTAAGTTTTAGTAGTTTATCTTCTGATGTATCTACATCAAGTGCTTGTAGCCACGCTTCGTCAAGTGCGTTCTCTGAGTCAATAAGAACTACGAAGATGCCTTGATCTTGTGCTGACTTAACAATGTTGCCTGAACAAATGTATGATTTACCTGCACCAGACTCACCTGCAAATACAGATACCTTGCCTAGTGGAATACCTTTGTTCCAGTCACCTGAAATAAGATAGTTGAGTGCATAGTTGCCTGTGCTAATCCAATCAGTTGGGTCATTGAACCCTGCACTCATGCCTGTAATGGATTTTGTAAGCGATGTCCTAAACTTAGTAGGATCAAATGCTTTAGTTGCCATATGTATCTCCTAATCTAAAAAGCAATGGGGGATTGCTCCCCCATATAATTTGTTATTGTCCTTGACGGTTTCTAATCATTGCTAGAATGTCTTGTGCATTACCTTCTGCAGGAGCCGCTTCAGCCGCAGGTGCTGCCGCTGGTGCTTCTTCTACTACAGGTGCTGCCTCAGGTGCTGGTGCAGGAGCAGGAGTAGTAGCCGCTGGTGCTACTGGATCGCCTGTACGTGCCGCCATACCTGCTGGACGGAAGTATTGTCCCCAACGGTCCATGTCAAATGCTTCACCGTCTACTGACGCTTCAAACATTTCTTGCATGACCTTAAGTTCTACTTCACCTGGCTTTTTAGGTAGGAAGTCATTTAGATTAAACAAGCCGTTGTTGTTAACTGCATTCATTTCTGCATCAGTTAGTGGACGCTCTCTACGAGCCCACTGTGAAGTAGAGTAGTCTGCGTATCCGCCTTTTGAAGTTTTGTTAAGACGGAAGTCAACACCAGCAGTATAATCTGTTGGCAATTCTTCCATATCAGGATCCATAAGAGCCTGTTTAATGATTTGGAAGATTTGAGGACCAATAATAAATCTACGGATTGGATTTTCCGGAGTAGTATCCTCTGCAATTGGATTGTCAGTTACAAAGCCTTGGAAAATATAAGAACGTTTTTTCCAGTACTTACGACCCATATCTTCTAGACTTGGATCTTTAAACCAGCCACGTACTTCATTAAGAATGTTACATGTCTCGCCGTACATTTCCATACACGGAATTTGTACTTGTACTGGCTTGCTACCAGTTTCACCTTTCACACCTGCGAAAGGAAGTTTAATCATCAAACGTTCTACCCAAAAGAACGTATTATCTGCGTTGCCGTCTGGCAAGAAACGCATAGTAGAAGTTTCACCTTCTTTCATGTTCCAAAATGGGTAAATTGCGTTGTCGCCGCCGCCTGAAGAATTACCTGATGAACGGTTTTCTTGTTCTTTGAGCTTTGCTCTGATTTCTGCTAATGATGCCATAGTTATGCCTCCTTAAATTATTGCCTATGTCTATGTGCCTTTAAAGTGTATAGCACATACTGTATACTATACACTCTTAAGATCAAAAGTCAAGTGTTTTTTTGACTTTTTTTTGCCTTTTTATTAAAGATTCGCCAATTCGCGAATTCTATTGAGCTCGTTTGAGCTCTGATTCATCTCAACAAACTTGTGTTGTACTGCTTCGATGAACTTTTCTGCTACAGGAACGTATTTGTCACCGTAGTCTTTTTCTACCATTGTTAGAACTGCTGTTTCACCTTTAGGGAATGATCCAGTTTCTCTATCAAAGTAAGAAAGAATAAATTCTGTTACTGGTACTTTAGCATCTCCGCTTTCTTGTAGTGATGTACCTGTTGGTTGTGGATCAATGTCATCAAATAGTAGTCCAAAGAACCATTTAATAACACGAAGACCGCCGATAATTGTTAAAAGTACTAGTCCTAGTGGCAACCAGTTTTGAGCCGCAATTTTTGCAATTTGGCTGATTGTGCTACCTTCAAATGATGGTAGAGCATCTTGTAGTTTCTTAGCCGCATCGCTTTGTGTTACTGCCTCAATGCCTGACTTGGCTAGATCGGTTGCTTTATCCATTGCACTGTCTAAGCCGCCGGTGCCGCCTGTAACTTGATTAGCAACATCGTCAACTTTGCCTGTAACTGCACCAACTGCTTGGTTGACCTTGTTAGCAATGCTATCGTTTGCTGTAGCAATCGTATTTTGTAAAGTGTCGAGCTTATCGCCAACTGCTCCAATATTATCTGAAATGCTATCTTTCAAATCGTTTTGCATATATTTTGCCGCACCAATAGTTGCACCAGTTGCCACAAGTGGTGCCGCAACGTTTGATTTTCCAATAGCACTTGCCGCTTGGCCAGCACCTTTGGCCAACCCCTTGGCCGCATCACCTGCTACTTTACCTGCGGCCGATGCCGCATCACCTGCTACTTTACCTGCGGCCGATGCCGCATCACCTGCTTTGCCAGTCACTTTTGAAATAAATGATTGACTTGGCATTTCAATACCTTTGTCAATTGTTTTACCTAATCCCGGAGCAACTTCGTCAGCTTTCTTTTGAGCCGCATCGACTGCAATTTTGTTAATATCTGCAAGTGCGTCTGCTTGTTGTGCTGTATCTGGAGCACCTTTTGGAGGTGTACCGTCGGCTGCTTTACCTGCCACACTTGCCGCATCGTCAGCACCTTTGCCAAATGCTTTGCCAATTGCGTCAATAGCGTTCTTGCCTGCTTTAGCAGTTTTGCTTAAAATAAAACTAAGTCCGCCTTCGTTAAGTTGTGCTTCAGCTAGTTGCGATTCGCTTAAACTAGAAGTATATGCTTTCCATAACTTTGTATGGCTCATATTGTTAAATTGCTCTAGTGTTGTTACGTTTTCGATAACAAAATCAATGTAGTCTTTCTTTTCTGTCTTGTGTTCTGCAAAGTTACCTAAACTTTCATCGAACATCTTGTCAAAATCGGGATTCATGTTTTCTCCTTTTGTTGCGTCTGTTAACTCTTCTAAAGATAGTTCTTTTGTCTTGCTGTTCTCACTTACTAGTTTATAGATATAAGGAAAAACATCTTTTAGTTCTTCATTAAACTGTTTAACAGTAAGTTGCTCAATCCAATCCCCTTGAATATCTTCCGGAACAACAACATCGTCCTCAGGAGAAAAGGCTTCGTAATATTCTCTGTAAAAACTTTCTTTTTGAAGTTTATGAATAGTGGTTTTAATTGTGTCTAAACGTTCGTTTACGGCATCAGCATAACCACCTAACCCTTCAGCCATTACAGCTGATCTGTTCATGTAAGTTTTAAACTTTCTTAGTTTTGATAATTCTTCAGAAAGTCCAATTACATGTTTACCAAAGTCGTCGTACAAGTTACCACCTTCACTAACGTGACGTGCTATTGCTCTTGCACCACTTAAATGCTTGTAAGGATATTTAAATCTTTCACCATCGGCGTTTTCAATATGAATACTTTTAATCTTTGTCGATCTATTTGTTTCATAATTCATACTTTCTGTATGTGTAATAATTAACTTTGAACTGCCAATATCTTGGAAGCTCTTTTTACTTGTGCCGTATAATTTTGATTCGCTCATTGTGGTGTCTCCGAATTTTTCCTTACGTAAATATTCGTAATCTCTTCTATCTAAATTGCTTTTCGTAATATCCCTTATATCAAAGTTCAGCATACGCTTTTTAGCAAACATTCTTAGTTCTTTTAAAAATGAATACCAGTTATCTTTGCCTATCTGATCTTCATCAAACAATTTCTGACTGTACATAATAGTTAAAGATTTTTCATCAAGAGCTAAATTTACGTTTTGTCCGTTTGTAATCTTTACATCAAAAAACCTAGCTTGGCCAGGTTCGTTAGTAATTGTGCTTTCTTGATTGCCAAGAGTTACGTTTTGATAACGTCCTCTAATTTTATCAAATAAATCTTTCGCTATGATATCTAACTTGTCCATACTGTATTTATCAATAACCACTAATGAATATAGGCATCGGCGGTTCATAATCCTCGTCTGTTTCTGCCTGCGTAAAAGTATTGTACACTCTTGGATCCCAATCTTTTAAAACACCCATCATTCTTATAGCAAGAAGTGTTGCACTTATAAGGTCATCCGTCATACCTACTTTTGCTTGATAACTAGATCCTGTTGCAACGTAACCTTTTAGTTCTGAAATTAAGGGCTTTGAATGCACAATCATTTTATCATTTTCTATCATGGTTTTTAAACGACTACACGCAGTAACCTTTGTACTGTGTGTAGTATTGAAACCTTTGCGGAATTTACGAACGTGTCCTTTGCGGATAGGCTCACTGACGAACAAACCCGGAATGTTCTCTTCTCCGTAATCGTTTATAACAATAAGGGCAGCCTCGCCTAGTCCATTGTTTTCCACGCTCCAATAAATTCCTTGCGGGTTACTTGTGGTATCAGCAACATATTTACATATGTCTGATAAAACTCTAATTTGTCCTGGGATAGCAGTTGTGTTATGACGCCATTCTGCTACTTGTTCATATGTAGGGAGTTCTATAACTTGTATTGCGGCATAGTCGCCTCCTGTTCCCATGCTTGGATCAAGTGCAATACAATACGTGTACTCTGGAGATGGCTTTTTATACCAACGTGTTTGACCCATATTAAGTATTGGACTGCCGCCTTCCATTACAGCAAGTTTAATTGAGTTAATTAATGTTTCGTCGAATACTAAGAATTCACATCCGTACTCACGACGGAACTTTTCTTCGCCAATACGTCCAATTTCTGCATCACGCCATTTTTCATCACGGTCGGGGTGTTCGTCCCAACTTGCTCTAAATGCATGAAATCCGTTAATACCTACTTCACTTTCGTTTCCTGACTCGTCAAACTTTTGTTCTGCTTGTTTCCAAATAGTAGCAAATGTATCTTCATCACTGTTTGGTGTGCTGGTAATAATAGCACGACCACCTGTTGCTAGTGTAGGTGATATTGAAGTCCAAAACTCTTCCGCAATGTTAGGTTGTACAAACGCAAACTCGTCACAGTATAGTAGCGAGATAGACATACCACGTCCTGTGTTGCCTGTTGTTGTTTGACTTACAATGCGTGATCCGTTTTCGAACTCAATGCTACCTTTGTTGTAACTTGTAACACCTGCTCTAATATGGTCTGGACACGTTTCATATACATAGCGTATACGTGCCATAATCTCCTGTGCACCTGTGTATTTGTGTGCGGCAATTAGAATAGTTTGATCTGGATTAAACATTGCATACCAAGCAAGATAGATAGCCGCACAAGTAGTCTTACCTGTTTGTCTTGGCATCATATTAATATTAAATCTATAACTGTGATATGAATGCATTAAACGCAATTGATATTCATAGGGATCGAATAAAAGTTTACCTTGCACAGGATGTTGAATAAATGCAAAGTGTCTTGCAAAATACAAGTATCCTAGATCGGGGTCCATACATTGAGCAAGATCTTGAATCTGCTGTTCTGTGTATTGTTCTCGTTGATTTGCTTTTTTGGTTAAAACACCATCTAAACTCTTACTCATGATCTACTCAAAATCAAAAAAGAAACTTAATGTTTTACGTTTGTCAAATGTAAAATCATTTACTGGAGAATGTAGCATTTGTCCGCTATACATTACCATTCTATTAGGACACGCTCCAATTTCTATATCTGGAACTGTGTCATACTGTGTCCTATAAAACGCTGTACCTCCACTCGATGTTTGATCGAAATATAACATACCTGCTACACCTGTATGATCAGTATGCGGCGGATGATACTTCGTGTTCTTTTTTGACTGTAGTACCTCCTCTGTTATTGTATACCTCAACAGCATATGCCAGTTTTTAATTGGCTTGCCTATAATAGATTTTATCTTGTTATATATTAATTTATCCAAATTTTCATCAAAGGTATGTACATGCTCTGTTTCATAAACAGGATATGCTTGTAATCTATTGCCGTAGTATATTCCGTACGGTTGATATATTGCATCAAATTTGTAGTCATAAAACTTTTCGTTTATTTCTTCAAAATCTTTAGGTTCTAAAAAACAATGATCGACGTAGAATCCGCCGCTTTCTATATAGTCCTGAATGTCCATGAAAATATTTACAAAAAAATAGCGGCCGAAGCCGCTATTATGAGTTTATTTTTGATTTAAGCCTTTACGCAATTATCAACTGTTTTGCCACCCTTTTTCTTGGTGCCCATACGCTTGTAGCCTTTCCAACAAGCCTTGCCGTCAACGCCTTTTTGCTTTTCTGTTTCTACAGTCTTTTTTTTTGATTCGTACATGCTTTTTAGTTCTGCTCTAAGTTTTGCTTCTAGTGCCATAGGATTGTCACCGTCTGCTGCCTTAGGATGTGCGTTCTTTTCTTTGTTAAGTCCGCCTGCTAAATCTCTAGTCATGTATTGTGTGTCTTTGTATTCTTCTTCTGGTTCGTTTGCATAGCAATCTTCGTCAACATCTTCTTCGTCTTCGTGCGGACTTGCGTGTTCACCACAGTCACTGCAGATACCCATACCGTTTTCGTAGTTCTTTATAGGGGCGTCACAGCATGAGCTGTTTGGTCCATCGTAACGGCCTTCGCCCATATCTTCGTCTTCTGGGGCCATAATAGCCTTTAACTTGACCATTTCATCGCCTGCACTAGGAGGTCCCATTTTTGGTTCTGGCATTGGCATTGGCATAGGTGCTTTAGGAGCATCTGCTCCAGTTGCCGCTCTAATTAATCCCATTAAATCTTCTACATTTTCTTTGCCTTTGGCGTTTAGATTTACATTGATTGACACTGGTTGTCCATCATCTTGCGGTGCCATTGGTGCAGGTGCTTGCATTGGCATGTCACCACACTCTGTTGTCGCCGCATCAAAAGATTCTAAAATCTTTTTCATTTCGTTTGATTCTTGTTTTGCTGGGCCTTCAAATGTTCCATTTTCAATAGCATTTAAATTGCCTAGTAGTTTATTCATATCCATTTGTTAGCCTCCTACAACCGATTTGGTGTTTTCTTCTGTGCTGATATCTGCAGACTCTCCTTTTGGAGCACCGTCTACAGGATCAATATCTCTTTCGTTGCGAGCCTTTTCTAGTTCAGCAAGTAAACTCATTACTCTGCTAGTGCCTACTTCTTCCTGAGCTGATTCTCCGCCCATATCTTCTGTTTCTAGTTTTGTTTCATAAGGTGCATCTTCTTGACCATCTTGATATGCTTCTTGTGGCTCATTTACATTTCTTACAATTACATGTGCTTGATCAATGTTACAGCAATTACCTACATACTCACGCATAATTTGAGGTGTAGTTGGATAGTCTAGCGTTGCTTCGTAGTAAGTAATTTCAACATTGTCTAATTGTGGAAAATCTAGAGGTCTTTTTTGAATTGGTGTTTTCTTGCCTGGGGAAATAGTGCCTTTAAATTTCTGTAAGGCAGTTTCAAGTGTATCTGCAAACCCTTCTGGAATCGGTCCTGCAACACCAATTTTAAATTCATATTGTTTTTTTGCTGTTTGTATATAATTTTCTAATAACATAGTACACCTCTATACTTATTTATCCATACCCTTTAGCTTTTCTAGCAAACTGTTACGATCTGTTATAACGTAACCTTCGCCATTTACAATATCTGCACCGTCAGGGTTGGCTTCTTTATCCATTTTTTCTTTCTTAAGTTGCAACTCTACCATTTTTAATTTTTTATCTAGTTTAGCAACCTTGGCATCCAAACTTGTTTTTAACATACCGCCAGCAACTTCAAAAATTCTACCACTATAACGACTTTCAACATTCATGCCTAAGTCCATTAAATCTTCGTATGCTTGTGTTGCTTTTTCTGCTACATCATTAAGTTCTTTATCTGCCATTTCTCCCAAACCTTTAACAGCAGGAAGTGCCGCAGTAATTTTATCAAATTCTGCAATACGATCAAATGTATCTTCTTGAGTCTTTAACTCTTGTTTTGCTTTTTCTTTATTTTTAGATTTTTCTTCATCAATTAATTCTTTTGAATCAGGTAAATCTAAAAGTTCTTCTAACTTCTTAGTCATAACACTTGTATTTAGCGTCTACTGCCTTGGTGGAAAATATCTTTCTCAGTCACTATTCTAAACTTAATACCTTTTTGTTTAGCCCAGGCATTTGCCGCTTCCCATTTTGCTTGATTTAAAATCCAATGAGCTTGATTTGCTCTACTTCTACCAGTCTTTTCTTTTACCGCTTGATTTTCTGGTTTAACTTCTATTACTTCTACATGATTTTTGCCATTTTTATCTGTATACTGTATAAAGAAATCAGGAACATAAATTGTTTGTTTTCCTGATAAAGGGTTTCTATATGGAATTTGTATTGCTTCACTTGCCCATCTGCTTATACTAGGAGATTCATCACAAAATTTCATAAATGCAAACTCCCAACTTGATCTGTATGTAGGCTGTTTAGTACCAACATATTTGTCAGGGTTTTTTAGATTAAATTTTCCTTGGGCAAAACGTGACATTATACAATGATGTTTCTTGCTTCTGTACGTTCAACGATATCTTCAATTTTAAATCCAATAGTACTAATTTTTTCTCTATTGTAATTCATAATTTCAGTTACAACAACACTTAGTTGTAATTCGTTCAAACCTTTTAATGTATCAAGGATTTCAAAAACTTTAATACCGTCTAGTTTGGCTTGTTGCATAATTACAGTGCCAACTGCAATGGCAGCCGATTCGTCAAAGTCTCTTTTACTAAAAAATCCAATTACAGCATCAACTTCATTGCTTGGAAAAGATAAAGGTTTATTAAAATAATTTGTAAATGCAAGTTTTGTTTTATCTGCACTATCTGTTGATTTAGACTTAGGTAGGTTTAATTTTGTTACTGCTTCGTTCGCTTCCATTAGTTAAACTCTCCATTTTTTGCTCCTGATACTGCCGCATCTCTCTGATCTTGTTTAACACCTTCAGGTAAACTGTCCCAGGCCGCATTAATTGCATCCGGAGTTGCATCCCCGCCTGCGGCAATGTGTGCCTTTTTAAATGTAGTGGCTTTGGCTAGATCATCTTGTGCATTTCTATTACCTAACAATCCGCCACTTACGTCTGACCAGCTTTTTCCACTTAGCAATCCGCCGAGTGCAACAGTTCCTCCTGCTATTGCAAGGTTTTTCAAAGCACCGCTTCCGCTTCCTTTTGAAAATGCTGTATTTGCAACCCCACTTACATCGATGCCAGCCGCACTTCCGATTACATCTTTAAGAATACCAAATCCTTCTTGACGCAACCCATCACTTGATAAGTTGCCGCCTGCTCTAATTACATTGCTGGCTTTCAACACAGTGCCAAGTAAGTTGCTAGGATTTGCAAATGCGTTACCACTTGTAATATCTGACAGAACATCAAGGCCGCCTTCTAGTACGCCGCCTGCACCCATTAGACTTGTTACGCCGCCACCTTTTAAACTAATCGGACTTGGTGTTTTATCATAATGGTCAGTGGCAAACCCTGCTGGAGCAGATCCTTCAGATACAGGTCCTCTAGTATAAAACACTGCTTCATATGCAATTTGGCAAGTGTTTGATACTGGATCACTTAACGATTGATCCATAGTATCATGTTGCCATTGTGTAATAATAGGGTTAACTAAAACAAATGCTGTATAACGTTTTCTTGACATTTGATAAATTATAATACTATCAAAAAACGGTTTAAAACTGTCGTTATCAAAACCAAATCTTAATTGGTTATTTTCAGGACTAGAAAAAGCACTACCTCTATTATAAGGTGAGGTTTCATTTGAAGGTGCTTTAAATGCCGGAACGTTTGCAACAGGCTTTCCTGCCGCGTCAACTTGAGCATAGTTACCATCTCTATAATAATACCTGTAATATGCTTCCCACATAGCGGTAGTAATACCAAAGTTATCGTCATGGAAAACACACGTAATTGGTTGGTAATCAATTCTTTGTTGTACTACACGCTTTTTATTATATTGATGTCTTGTTTGAGTTTCAACTTGAAACGATGGTAAATCAATTGACTTAACAAGCATGTTAAGTTCGTTACTGTGCTTTTCTCTTAGTTGAGGAATAGTTCTAGATGCTTCTCTATTAATATTAAAATTTACATGATAGAGAAATTTTGATTTAGGTGCAAGCCTAAATGCGTCATCTACGTATAGTCTAGCACCGTGTTGAAAATCCCCTAAGTTTCCTTTTGGGTTTCCTGCACCACTTGCTAAATTATCTAAGAATCCTTTTAATATGCTCATACTGTATTTAGCACATTAGATTATGTACGCAGATAAAAAAAAGGGCGAGAAAAAATCGCCCTTCCTTATTAAGGTAAAGTCAGTTATTAAACAGCACCGCCACCAGTTGATAGAGTATTAATTGTTCTACCTACTGCTGTACCAATACCAGTACCTTGTGGTGTTTGGATTGCGTTGTCGTATCTAATTGACATTTGGATTTGTACAGGTTCAGAACTGTTATATGCTAACTGTTGGTAGTTTACGTTTTCTACGTAAGCACCATATAGCTCAAACGTTTCTAAAACACTAACATCATTTGCTCCGTTGCCACCATCTAGTATTTCAATACGTGCTACAAATTTGTAATCTGCACCACTTGCCGCACTAGATTGTTCAAAGAAATCAAATTGTTTCTGAATCTGTTCGCCGACTAACTTCTGAACTCCGCCAGTTACATCGTCTCTTACGTTTAACGTAATAGGTTCCCAAGTATGCTTACCAGCATAGTTAACTTTTGAGTTATAAACATGTAGTTCCATGTTTTCAAAAGTTAAATTAGGACGAGTAACGTCAATAACTTGTTTAGTTATTTCAGTGCTTGGTGAACTGACGCCAAAGTTTTCTAAAGTAACGCGGAAGCGATACTGTAGTTTTGGCATCAACAAGCCCTGACTGGAACTAGAAGCACTGCTGTCCAAAGGCACTGTTAATTTTGATAATGTTGAAATTGCCATTTATTTGCTCCTGTTAAATATATTTATCCATTAAAGGCCTGCTATTTCACCGGTGTTTTTCAAGCGTAGCGGAATGTAAATAAATTCAACTGCTTTCACTGGCTCAATCGCAATATCTACATAAAGCTCGTTACGATCAATTCTATTTGGCGTGTTGTTTGATTCATCACACACAACTAGGAAGTCATAAAGTGCTCTCTGTCCCACAAGTTCTAATAGTAAACTATCGACCTGCTGTTTGATTTCATCTCTTGTAATCTTATCGTTTGGTTCAAACACATAAGGTTTAGCAAGTTTGTTAAGTTGACTACGTAAGTAGATAACCAAACGTGCAACGTTAATTCTATCTAGTGAACTAGCGTTTCTAGCACGAGTTTTCTGACCGTAGTTAACAAGTCCTGCACCTTGTAAGAATGTTACAGGGTTAACATTGTTTGAGTACAATGTATCACGCTGTCCTTCATTAAGTGCAACACTTACAAATTCGCCCTCAGCATCAATGTAACCTGCCGCTGAAGCATTAGTAATACCACCGCGTCTTGTACCTGCTGGTGCAAACCATGGATAACTAACTTGATCACTTAGTGCCATTGTTCTTAAGATACCGTGTGATGCTGGAACAACAATGTTGTTACCTGCGTTATCACTAGTATATAAGCTCGGATAGAACACACCTAAGTATTCATCTCTTGACACAAGCCCTTCGTCGTTGTCTTCAACTGCTAAATTAACGTTAGTTGCCCATTCGTTAATTGATGTTGCATCTGGTGTTAGTCTAAATGGACTATCGCCAACGATAAATGCAGTTAAGCCTCTGTCGTTGTTTAGTGCAATCATTTCACCAATTAGTTCTGGATAACCTGGACATGCCATTACGTTAAACAATCTTGATTCATCATCGCGAATTTCTTGATTACTGTTAACCAATGCTTGTAGTCCTTGTACAACAACTTTACGCTGTGCCTTGCGACCAAATGTACCTGCACCGTTTTCTTGGTTAGCTGATTCAGTAACCCAACGGTGTGGATAGTAGCCATCCATTGATTCGTCGTTAAAGCGACCATTATCATTTGCTTTATCAATGTAGTTACGAACAAACTTCTTAACATTAAAGCCGCTACGTCTTAGATTCCAAAGCAACATACCTTTTGGATATAGTGCTGGATCTGGAGCATCTGGGTCTAAGAAGTTACTAGTAAGTAACGCATCAATGTCTGCCATTTTATCGCTAGTAGCACCACTTGATCCCCAACGTGCATCAGCAAATAAAATACCGTCTTCAGTAGTTTGGTCACCTGTGTCTAACAAATTCCATTTTGCTGTTGTAGCATTGTACTTGTAAATTGTTGGATAGTTTTCGATGTCCGAAGTATCAATCCAAATGTCGCCTGTTTTTAGTGCAGTGCCATCTGATTGACCATCAGGCTCAGTTGCACTAACAATAGGACCTGCAGGATCAGTTTGTTCTGCTTCGTCTGCATCGTAGAATGGGCTAGTAGTATCTAAGTAACCTACCCATGTGCTACCATTATGAATCATAAGGTCTACTTCGTCAACAATTGAGTTATACCAAAGTTGTCCATCTGTCGCTAGTGCAGTTGGAGCATCTTCACTTGCTGTGTAAGAAAGTACTTTCCACTGTGTAGCAACAAAATCATTTGCTGTGTCACCTGCTGGTGCCGCATACAAATTAGGTGTACCGTTGTTAGCATCAACATATGCCGCAAAGCCGATATCGCCTAGTATGCCATCAGTGTCAAGTAATCTAAAGTCACCTGCTTGTGCATGACTAATAACAACTTTGTTTTGTGCGTTAACTGTTGCACTTACATGCTCAAAGTCGCCGCCGTTGATTGCTTCTGCGATTGCTTCAGCGTCTACTGTTGCGTCAGTACCACCAATAGTAACGCTTACAGTAATTGCCGCTTTTAATGCCGCTTCGCCTGTGTCACTTTCTTGAATGCTAATTTGGTATGAACCTGCTCCAAGTCCTGTTGTAACAACATTACTTGTAATTGAAGTAGGACCAGTTCCAACTCTGCTAAACAATTTAAAATCAAACTCTGCATCTGAATCTTCGCTGACGTTATATTGTGCGTACAGTGTGCCAACTGCAAGATTCTGTCCACCGCCAGTTTTATCTAACTGTGCGAGTGCTGTTGAGTTATTTTCATAAATTGGTGCCGCGTTGTCTACCCAAAGTTTAGTAGAATCATTCCATTTCTTAACTCTTAGTTTTGCACCTAAGTTAGGATCTGTTGTTTTAAACCAAATAGATCCAGTCGGACGTGGTGCTGAGTCAGTTGACTTAAATGCTGGAATGCTAGTATGTGGACCAATGTTTAGTTCAGGTGCCCAATAACTACCTGCTGTAATTCCTAAGTCTGATAATGGAGTACCAGTGTCATTAGAAATAATAATATCAGCAGTTGAGCTGTCTGATGGTGCCCAAGAACCGTCACTGTAAAGTGCTAGTTTGCTGTTAACTTTCTTAGCAGTTACGCCTGTTACGTTTGTTACTGCATTGATGTTAGCAACAAGTGCGTCAATGTCTGCACCCATTAAAATTCTTTCATCGTTTAATTGAATTGCATCTGAAGCAGTCAATGAACTCGGAGTAGCTGTACCTTGTACTGCAATCCAGGCTTTTTTCCAAGCACTTGAACCAACTTTAACCCAAGTATTGTCACCGTTTTTATAGTACAATCTGTTAAGTGTTGTAGTAGCAACTAGTACATAGTCACCAATTGAACCAACACTAGGCTTAGGATCAGAAGTAGCATCACTGCCTACTAGTTGTGTTTTATCTGTAATGATTGTAGGAACTTTGTTAGTGAATGTTTGGCCGCCTGTTGCTGTAATAGCATTGCCGTTCCATTCAAAAAGACCTACTCTTGAAATCTGTGTGTCAAACCAAGAAGTACCATCTTCTGGATCTGCCGCAGGTGCGTCTGCAGATGCAACTAGTTGATTTGTATCAACGTCTGCTCTTACAACATATGCTCTGTTGCTTACGCCTAAGAATGAGTAAGCCGCTTGTAAACCGTATTCGTTTAACTCGCCTGCGTGAATTGGATTATTGTTGTTATCTGTTAAAAAAGTTGGATCTCCAAATAAATCCGCTAATTCTCTCTGTGAAGTAACTAGGTAAGGTTTGCCGGCGTTTGCTTTTGTAGTTGCCGTTGCTGTGCCTGTTCCAGATGAATTTGTTTTGTCTTGTGCAGACGCTACAAAAATCATTGGAGTCATTCCTGGCTCAGCCGGGGTGTAAAAACTTTCGTCTATAACACTAACCTGTACTCCTGGTGATACTAATGCCATGTGTTTTCTCCTGTACGCATAATAAGTTTATTTGCTACTGTATTTATTATCTAATCAAGAAAATACCGTTATTAGCACTTAAAAAAAGGGACCAAAAAGGTCCGTTTGATGTAAATACTTGTATGAGACCGCTTTGTAAATGCAAATTAAGGCCTTGTGCTGTTAATTACAAAAAAGGTAACAAGGTTTACTATCGATCAAAATGCGAAGTTTGTCTCTATCACAAGTCTACAGTTTCGCCTTTGTGGAAACAAGCAGGATACACAAAAAAAGATTCTTGTGAAAAATGTGGATTTACTAGTCAGCACACAGAACAGTTTGATGTGTTTCACATTGATGGTGATTTAACAAATTGTAGATATTCAAACTTAAAAACAGTATGTGCTAACTGTCAGCGTATCATGCAGAAAGAAGGTGTAAGGTGGAAGCAAGGCGATCTTGTACCTGACCATTAAGAGCATCTAGATCACTATCATTATAAATCACTTGATTAAAATCTGTTTGAGCCCATTCCCATTCTGAGCGATGCACGTCTTGAGGCTCAACACCAATGTCTTGATACATCCTAAACCAAACAGGATCTGCTCCTCTTTTTACAACCCATACTTGACCGTTAAGTTTTTTCACCATTTCGACTTCGTTTTTAAAACGTACATCTGGAATGACAAAGTTAACTGTAGGATTGTTTAGGATTTCTTGTTTTACAAGACTTACCCAAATGTTATCACTAAATCCATTACGCATACACTCAGTACCAAACTCTTGTAGTACTAGTCGTGGAGTAATTGTACGGCCTGTTTCTTTAGTCCAAAAATCATCTTGGGTTTCACGCCACTCTCTTGATTCAACTGTTTCACCTTCTAGCATATCTCTATCCCACCCAAACACAGATGCAACTCCGTCTTTGAGTTTATCAGCAAAACTAATTTTTTTGAAGTTGTGTTTTTCAACTAGAGTGTCTGCGACAGTTCCTTTGCCGCTACCAATTAAACCGCAAATACCAATAATCATTAAGATTCCTTTGTAAAATAAAATATATTATATGATATTTTATTACAAATGTCAACCATATTTTTTTATGCTAAATTGATTCAAAACTTTTTCTTGTTTTCCTATTAAACTTTCTAACGATTCCCAAACTCCAAAAGGAGTTTCTGCATTAATAATGTTCAAAGAGTTGTTAGTGTTATGTTTATTAGGTATGTCAACAATTAAGTTATCTTTATAATAAATTTTTATTGTGCCGTGCATATTGGATACGTGTTTTTGAAAAACTACATTAACAAACTTTTTCCAGCTGTTATCCTCCTCATGCCAATCATCGGTTACAGGTGTATAGGATTGACTATGATATCTAAGTACGAACTTAGTTTTCAGTTGCTGTGTAGGATTTAATAAAAATTCTGGAGGACAATGTTCGTCGTGTGCAATTATACAGTCTACAGTTTGATTTTGCATGTGGCCATAAATTAACCGCTGATTGCCAGGATTAACAAACAAGGACTGTGTATGTGGTATACTTTCAAAATAAGTACATGAAACTGGTACTTTAATTTTCGAACTGTAATGTAAAGCTACAAATACTTTAGCAGGATAGGACCAATCCTTATTAGAAGAATACCATTTAGAATATCTGTCTTCTAAATATTCTTTTATAAGTTTATGTGATGTATCAATTTGTCCGGTTTGTACAAATAGTTTAGCCAATGGTAAATCCGTAACCTACGCCGCCTGGCACATTCATAGAAATGTCTACTTCTAATTTTTCCATTTCTGCTTGTGCTTCTGCTTTTAGTGCATCGCCGTTGAGGGCTGATCCACCTTGTGGTCCTGCGATAGTTGCGAATTTAGATCTTGCCTCGCCTAACATATACTTGCATTTAGCCAATGCATAGTCTTTAATCCATTGTTTGGCAAGATAGTCATCAAACAACTGAGAGTCAGGACGATAATTGTAAACATATAAAAGCAGTTCTTCTTCTGCTCTTGGACGTTGTAATATTGTTAGTTTTTTAGTAGTAGTATTCCAGTTAAATTCAATAAATGAACCAAACATGCGTCCTACTAGTTCTTGATAACTTGCAAACGCATTATAAGTTGCAAGTCCGCCCATGTTTGAACTTGACAGCAAATATGTATTAGTGTATGCCATATTAAATGGTTCAAACACAGTGCCGCCATCGCCGCCGCCTGTGCGTGATCCAATTGAGCGTCTAAAAATCTTTCTTACTTCGATAACTTCATTTGGCAAAATATATTCATTTTGGTCAATAATAGTTGGCATAAACAAATAACTTTCTTCAACAGAGTTATCTGATCTTTGACGGAACTTGTTTAGTGCATTATCGATAGCAGTTTCATAGTGTATTGGATCTAATTCAACATCAACCATGCCGCCGCCGAGCATTGCGTAGATGTAATCTGTTATTTCTTTTTTCTGTGTTTGTAAGTCAGCCATATGAAGTCTCCATAGTATTTATCATACGAATAAATACATGTGTTATGCCGAGAATAAGTTTATATAAACCAGAAAAAGGAAATGACTATAATTTCCTAGACAAGCAGATAACCGAGATGTTTACTGTAGGAGGTACAGATGTATTTCTACACAAGTATCTTGGTCCTACCAATCCAAGTGATGCAGATGCTACTGCCGCTACGCCTCAGTATGATGCTGTTAAAGAAACAAACATTCAGGACATGCTATTTTTAGAAAATAGAGATAGAAAATATGATCCTGACATTTATCAAATTAGAGGCATCTATAATGTACAAGATATAGATTTTGATCTTAGTCAATTTGGTTTATTTTTACAAAATGATACACTGTTTATGACAGTTCCTATCAATTATACTGTAAAAACAATCGGTAGAAAAATTATGCCAGGCGATGTAATTGAATTGCCACACCTTGTAGACGAACATGCACTTAATGATTATAGTGTAGCACTTAAAAGATTTTATGTAGTCGAAGATGTAAACAGAGCCGCAGAAGGTTTCAGTCAAACATGGTGGCCGCATCTTTATAGATTAAAATTAAAACAAATAGTAGACTCGCAAGAATTTAAAGATATTTTAGACTTGCCGGCAGAAGAAGGAAGCAGTCAAACATTGCGTGATGTGCTTTCAACATACGAACAAGAAATGCAAATTAATGATGCTGTTCTCGATCAAGCAGAAGCAGATGCTCCTAAGAGTGGATACGACACATCACACTACTTTACATTACAAGTAGACGACAATGGCAAAACCGAGCTTGTAGATACAGATGCAGACGGTGTTGGTGATACAATGGCACCACCAGAAAGGACTGGTTATAGTGGTTACTTGTTAGGTGATGGTATACCTCCAAATGGAAATGCGTTTGGACATGGAATAACATTTCCTACTCAAAATGAAGAAGGTGATTATTTCTTAAGGACAGATTTTATGCCAAATAGATTGTTTAGATACAACGGTGAAAGTTGGATTAAGATGGAAGATAGTGTGCGTCATACGTTATCTAACACTAATACAAGAAGCAACTTGAAAGGTACATTTATTAATAACACAAACTCTAGCGACATTGGCGGAGACACTGTTGAAGAAAGACAGAGCTTATCAGATGCATTGAAACCTAAGGCGGATAACTAATGCAACACTTTTACGACGGACAAATTAGACGCTACATTACTCAAGTTATTCGGTTAATGAGTAACTTCTCTTACAAAGACGGTGATGGTGATTTAAAACAAGTTCCAGTAATGTATGGCGACATGACTCGACAAGTTGCTAATATTATTCGTGACAACTCGGAAAACAAAATACCAAGTGCTCCTAGAATATCTGTGTTCATTACAGGACTAGAAATGGATAGAAGTAGAACAAGTGATGCT